CTCAATATTTCATACTGAATATAAGCATAAATGTACTTTTCAAATAATTTATTTACCGTAATCTTTGAGTTGTCTCCCTGCTCCATGCCATCAGAAACATACTCCAAGATACACTGCTGCCCAGCCATTGGTGAATCAAAGTTAATTACACCTGCTTTTCTGTCAATGTTAAATGTGGGATTAAAGTTTGCTGTTTCAGTATCTAAACCATAAGCAGCACCAATGTTCCCTTCAAAGTACCACATACCATCGTAGTTCCAACCTTCACTTCCATCAAACTGGTTGTCCTTGTTAAGATAAATGCTCTTCTTGATTTTTGTAATATTGTCTAAATCAATACTAGAGTACTCAGGAGAAAGAGCGTTTCCTTGCTCGTCAAACAAAATCTTATACTGATTGTCTTGAAGGTAAGCCTTAGACGATAAAGTTTGAATGTTTTCAGATAATGGTCTCAGCCATCCATCCTTGTAAAGAGATATCCTTACCCAATTGACATAGTCGGATGGAAGAATATACTTTAGGTTATCACCAACAGTAAGCTCTAAAACCTTTATTTCTTTAAACGCATCGTAGTTCAACTCTTGGATAGCTCTCTTTGCATGGAACAATATCCTGTATCGCTCCTCATTGTTCACTAAAGAATGATTCCCTGAGTACATTAACAAGAAGTTGTTAACAATATCTTGAAGGCTTACATATTGATAAGACCCCCAATTGGCATCCTCTGGAGCAACGCCACCATTTTCGTAGTACTGATATTGACTAATGTATGCCATGATTATTGTGATTGTTTTTGTTCTTCAGCTCCACCAAATTGAACCGCCTCAATCTCACGGATAGACATTCCTGCATACTGTAGGATTTTTGAGACAAGTTTTATCTCATCTTCCAGTGGGACTTCAAAGTCTTGATAGTCAAGCTGAGATTGATTAAATACTGGCTCACCATTAGCCAAGGTGACGTATGTCCACTTAGGGTCTTTTGGATACCTAAAATAGTTGGCATCCACTTCATTCGCAAGGTTAATGGTTGATGGGTATACCGTAAGTATATTCCCTGCCTGCGTGTAAGCAGGATACAACTCTGTAGGAGCTGTAAGATTTGAGTTCACAAGCATTGTAATATTAGAATGCGTAACCTTTTCAGCTTCACCCTTAAACACTCTACTGGCACCAGATGCATCATAACAAAGCACTGTGTTAATCATAAAGTAATCAAATCCAGTAGTAGCTGCAGATGGAAGAAGGAATCTATTTGTAGCTGGAGCGTCCTGAGTAAGAGTAGATGTAACTATGAATATTTCAATAGCCTCTTCTACTGCCTTGCGCAAATCAGCGTAGTCAATGCCCGACATACGAGCGTTCTCCATATTTGTTATCTTGTTGTACTCAGAGAAGTACTCTTCGAATACTTCCATCTGGGCTTGCTTGGCAAACAAGTTAAAGTCTGATGGAGATATGTACCCATAGTTGTTCTTGTTTAAAACGGATAGGACCGTATTTCTAACAGAGTTTATCATTTTTTCGCCTTTTTACAAATATACATAAAAAAAAGAGGGCACAAAAAATGCCCTCATTTCCAAGTGTACCAAACCATTTTAACCATTTATGCCAATATAGCCTCCAACATTTTCAATGAATCAATGCCCTCGTCACTCTGTAGAAACCCGCCTGCAATTTCATACGGGTCCTCACCATAAGGGATTGACATCATTTTCTTTTTGTTGGTCGCTGTATTAAACCAAATCTCTTTATCATTGTTTCTCAAAACCAATAACTTGTTTTCGAAGAACATTCTGATTTTAGCTTGAAACTTTAATTCAGGGTCATTCAATATGCTTAAGAACTCTCTAGGCTCTGTTTTGGCAAACACCAAGATGTCACGCTTTAATTCAGCAGTGGATACCGTGGACGGGTCCTTGCCAAACATTACTCTAGTAAGAGTTTCAATCTGTTCAATAGTTAATTGACGGGCTTCTACTAATGCCTCTACTTCTAGATTCAAATCATTAACCTCTTCAGCAGCTTCTTTCTCCTTATCTACTTCTGTAAATATAATCCCATTTAATGGGTGGTAGTGAAGGAACTGTTGAAGGACAGGGTTTTGCTTTGGTACCCTTAAGAGCCCGTCTTCAAAAATAATAGGCTCAATGATTGAATTACCATCTTGTTCGTCTTCAAATGGAGACTTCTGATTGGTCGCATATCTAAGAGCTCGATTCACATTGTTCTTCTCATCAAACCACATTAAAGGAAATCTAGGGTGGTTTCTTGATGCTAATGTATAGGAAAGCGGGTTCCCTGTTTTCAATTTGTAGACCTTGTCTACAGCTGTAATCTTTGCCATTTTTTATTGGATTTAATTTGATTTAAAATTTAAAAGAAGAGTGTCCTACAGGACACCCTCAGTTAGCTGTTAGTTTTTTGCTTTAAGCTTATTAACTAGGTCTTTAGCACCAGACTTCCCTGTATTGCCTTGTTTTGCTAGGTTTCCCTTTGACGTAACTTTTCCAGCCGCATTCCTCATAGTATAGTTATAGGTCTGTTCGTCTGGTTTGTTCATGTTTGTGGTATCAACTGACATTCTATATCCTTTTTTACCCACAGGAACATCCATTAATGGTGCTCTCTTATTAATAGTGCTAGACTTTTTTGCTGGTTTATCAACAATTCTAGAGGCCTTTACTGTAACCTCAGGAAGTGTTTTTGGTCCCGGCCCTTTTTTCTTTGGCACTGGGTCTCCGCCTTTTTTCTTAATAGCCATAATGTTTTTTATTTAAAGGGTAAAAGAGGGGCCAATTAGCCCCTCTATTTATTTATCATCCGTATCTGAACAATACAAAGTTGTTTGCACCTAAGGTACATACACAACGCTCAGATAGGAAGTTGACCTCCATTGCATCAAGGTCACTAGTTTGTGCCCCACCAGCAGAACCTGTAATCCAAGTCTTGTAACGTCTGTCTTCTGCTTCAGAAGCTCTGTAACGTACGTGCAAGAATGGACGCTTAGCGTTCTTACCCATGATTTGGTCATACACTGAAGTAGAACCTGCAGGAACCAACAAACCAGTGATAGTACCAGTTGCAGTTGCAGCAGTAGCATTAAGGCCACCACGCATAGTTGGGTCGTTCAAGTACTTCCAGTCAGACTTATAGAAGTCATAACCTCTACGGAATCCAGTGAATCCAAGGTTCAACGCCATGTCAACATCGTTGTCGAACAAACCGAATGATGCAGACTGAGCAACACCACCAGAAGTATATCCGTTCAACTGAGCCAACATATTGTCGATATCGAAAGACAATCCACGATTTACGAAGATTACGTTCTCCTCGATAGCTCCCTGCTTGTCAAGACGAGAAACGATAGTATCCCAATCAGAAAGACTGGTTGGAGTTCCACCGCCCCATACGTTACCTCTGTTGTTAACAACATAGAAGATACCTTCAGAACCCATCATTCCAGCAGTCTTAGCACCAGAACTATTAGCAGCAGGAACTGCTTCAATCATTGCAGTCTCAAGGTAGTCCTCAAAACGTAGACGAGTCTCATGCTCAGACTTCAAATACCATAGGTATCCAGTAGCACCGTTCTCAGTAGTTACTTCTACCCATCCAATCTGAGCCATGTCAGAACCGTTAACCGCATACTTATCCTTGATGATAATAGGGTTGTTAGAGTAGATTTCATCTTCAGATTCCAAAGAACCTACCATTCCGTTAGTTCCTTTCTTAAATTCAGAACCGTAGATAAATACAGTACACTGAGTAGAAACTGCGAAAGCTTGTCCAGCAGCCTCATAGAAAGCAACAGTGAAAGTAGTAGCAGAAGGTACAGCAGTAACGATACCTTTGTTGAACACGCCTGAAGCATTGTTCTGAATCATTACAGTCTGTCCAACACGGATTGCAATGTAAGTAACACCTGAATCAGCAACAGTGAATGTAGCTGTAGCGGAACCTGCAGCAGCAGCTGAAGTTACGTCAGTGTACTTAATGTGCAAACGGCCTTGTTCAGCCCATTTGATTTGGTCAGAGTTAGAAGGCATCTCAGCTCCTACCATTCGTAGGAAAGAAGCGATGGTTCTGTTACCATAACGCTCAAATTCTTTCTCGTAAGTATCAGGAAGATACTGGTTCAAGAAGTTGAAGTTGGTAATGTAGTTAGTTTGCAAAGCCACCTGCTCAGCCGCTGGCTGAAGTTGAAAGGATGGGCTCGCTAATAATGCACTTGCCATTTTTTTTAGTTTTTAAGTTTTACATTTTTTTTGCACTGCGGATTTTCAGGTTTCTACCTGAATCAGGGTTTACCGCTCTCACCTGCATTCCTCCTGTTGGCTTGCCTACTTCTGGTGCTCTTCGCTCAGTCATGTTGATGTTCTTGATTTTACGTGTAACGTCATCAGTTGCATCAGCAAGACCTTGCTCATAAAAGAACTTAGCAAACTTCTCAGGGTTCATTGCCATGGCTAATGACCTGTGGTATCCCTCTGCGTCTTTAATCATTCCGCTCTCATCCAAAAACTTGTTGATAAAGTTTTGTGGAGTAGCTTGAATTCTCTTCAACTCATTGGCATCACCCGGAGCAAACGAAATCTTCTTATCATTAATGTTGAACTCAAATCCTTTGAAGTCTTTACTAAAGACCTCATCTGTCTTTTGGTCAAACCATTTACGCTTTCGATTGGTCTCCTCCTCTATAGTTTTCGCCTCACTAACATATTGCTTGTAGCTATCATACAACTCCTTATCTTCATCGGAAACGAAGCCCATACTTGACTCAAGTGGGACTGTGTATTTTTCCTTCTGATTGTTGAAGTACTTCTTAGCCTCAGCAATAATTTTCTTTCTAGCTATCTTGACTTTCTTAACAGTAGACTCATCATCCAAATCTTCATCGTATGAATAATCTTCCATTAAAGCATCAATGTCCTCACTGTCTAATCCTTCTTGAGTAGATGTGAGATAGCTTTTAAGTAGCTCTTCGGAATTCATTGAATCAAAGTCTTTCCTTAATTCCAAGAAATCATCGAAGCCTCTACCAGTTTCTTTTTTGTATTTCAAATAAGCGGACACATCTTCAGGCAAAGGCTCAGCGTCTTTACGCTCAGCAACCAAGTCATCCAATGAGTTAATCTGCTTATTGTATCTTTTACCAATATATGAAAGAACGTCCTCGTCTTTGAAGTTAAACTCGGCTGGCTCAGATTCAGTTTGAACAGCGCCATCCCCTGATGTGAAATTATTTCCGTCACCATCTAGTGACTGCTCATGCTTTTCAATCAATTCATTTTCTACTTCCTGAACCCCTTTTGGCTCAATGACCTCTAGTGACCTTACTTTGATTTCCATTTTATTAGATTTTATTGTACAAACTTAATTAATTATTTTAACATTTTATCGAGGCTCAAATTCAGCCAAGTCAAAGCCATCCAAACTGTCTTCGTTAGACTCAAAGTTAAGCGGAGGAAGATTGTTCTTTCGCTGATTAATCAACTTAGATTGCTCTGTATTCTGCTGGCTTATTCTTTTTGCCTTAGCGTCCTCCTTCATCATCTCCCTTTCAGTCAAGCTTCCAACGTCCATGCTTCTCAATTGAACATTGTAATTAAACTCTTCTCTCATGAGCTGAGCTTTAAGTGCCGCTTCGTTCTTACTCTTCTCAATATCAAACGCAACCTCTGCTTGTTTCAACTGCATTTTAGCTTGAGCCTCCATTTGTATAGTTTGCATAGCGGTCTCTGCTGCCAACTGCTGCGCTTGCATTTGCTGCTGAGCAATGATAGCTTGCTTCTGCATAGCCATCTTCTCCTCACGCTCCTGCAGTTTAATACGCTTCATCTTCAACAATTGATTAGCGAGCTTGATATTTCTAATCTCCCTAATGTCAATTGCATCCTCAAGGTTGATATCTCCTTTAGACAATGCCATTTGAATGTTAGCCTCAAGCTGTGCTTTCTGCTCTTCGTCAGGAGACAGTTCAATAAAGATACCAAAGTCATAAATGTATAGGTCCTTAATCTCGTTTAGGATAGATACATTGTACTTACCTATTTGATTTGCAAATTCGTCAGCAAAATCAGAGTACTCTAATATGTCAGCAACTCTATATGTCAACGCCTCTGACAGAGACCTATAAAGATAAAGACTGCCATCAAGGATGTGACGAGTAGCTGTGTTCGAGTTTAATGCAGCCAACTTCTGTAGGCCAACCAATGAGTTAGGGTCAGGCATTGAACCATCCCTAGCCTCATTAAGACCTGTAACAGAGCGAATCATATCAATGTAATGATTCATGTTCGTGATTAGCATCTGAGTCTTTCCTGAGCCAGAACCTGAATTTAGCTGCTGAATAGGAACCTTAGCGTTATTGAAGTCTCCGTCCTGAGTGTAGCTACGTCCGATAACACTACCTGTCTGGAAGTATAATCTCAATGCATCCTCAGGATTGTAGGCGTTGCCTGTACCCAAGTCAATCTCGTTCAGTCCATCGGCATCAATGAATACACCATCAGGCACAGTACGTGCAATGACTTGCTGTAGCTTTAGGTGAGTGATTTGAATCAAGTCAGCAAATGGAATCATCCTTCTGCACAATGACTCAATAACTCCCTTATACATACGTGGAGCGCAAGCTACATAGTTTGGCAATGCGTGCTGTGAAGCAGACTTAGGACGTACCATGTTCTCAGACATCCTCCATTGCAAAAGAATGTTGGTACCCATGACCATGATGCCTTCGTACCAAACGTCAATTGTCTTATCAATCTTCTCAAAGTTCCCTTCCTCCATCATTTCTGTAGGAGGGTTGAAGTTGTCGTCCTTCTCAATTACTCTGGAGCCGCCCCCTTCAAGATTCTTTTTCTTATAAACAATCTTCTTGGTGGTCTTGTAATTAAAGTAAAGCAACGTGCAGGTGTCTCTATAGAACATACTGTTCTCGTAGAACTGAGCCACGTTATAATAGTCATACCAAGATTGACTGTACTGAGTAATTTGCTGTAAGTCTTCTTTAGTTAAAGATTGGTCAATCTTCATCAACTCAGATATTGGAAGGGTCTTAATCTCTCCCCAATAAAAACAATCTTTAAAGAATGGGTCCTCAGTG